CCCGTTGTGAGGAGTACGACACCTATGGGCTTCAACCCCGATTTCGACCTGTTCCAGCTGCCGCCGGAGTACCAGGAGCTGCGGGCCAGCATCCGGGCGCTCGCGGAGCAGGAGATCGCCCCGTATGCGGCGGAGGTCGACCGTGACGAGCGGTTCCCGGAGGAGGCGCTCACCGCTCTCAACAACAGCGGATTCAACGCCGTGCACATCCCCGACGAGTTCGGCGGACAGGGTGCGGACTCCCTCGCCGCAGTCATCGTCATCGAGGAAGTCGCCCGGGTCTGCGGCTCCTCCTCGCTGATCCCGGCGGTGAACAAGCTCGGCACGATGGGGCTGATCCTGCAGGGTTCCGACGAGCTGAAGGCGAAGGTCCTGCCGGACATCGCCAACGGTGCGCTGGCCTCCTACGCGCTGACCGAGCGCGAGGCCGGGTCCGATGCCGGCGGCATGAAGACCAAGGCCGTCCGGGACGGCGACGAGTGGGTGCTCAACGGCTCCAAGTGCTTCATCACCAACGGCTCCCGCTCCACCTGGTTCACCGTCATGGCGGTGACCGACCCCGACGCCGGCTCCCACGGCATCTCCGCGTTCATGGTCCACAAGGATGACCCGGGATTCCGGGTCGGTGGCCTGGAGCACAAGCTGGGTATCAAAGGCTCGCCGACCGCCGAGCTGTACTTCGAGGACTGCCGTATCCCCGGTGACCGCATGATCGGCGAGGAGGGGACCGGTTTCAAGACCGCCCTGCAGACCCTCGACCACACCCGTCCGACGATCGGCGCCCAGGCGCTCGGTATCGCCCAGGGTGCGTTCGACGCCGCCGTCGCCTACGTCAAGGAGCGCAAGCAGTTCGGCAAGCCGATCGCCGCCTTCCAGAACACCCAGTTCACCCTAGCCGACATGAAGATGAAGATCGACGCCGCCCGGCTCATGATCTACACCGCCGCCTCCAACGCCGAGCGGGGTGTGGCCGAGGGCGGCGCGAAGCTGGGTCTGATGGCCGCCGGGTCGAAGACCTTCGCCTCCGATGTCGCCATGGAGGTCACCGTGGACGCCGTGCAGCTGCTCGGCGGTTACGGCTACACCCGCGACTTCCCGGTCGAGCGGATGATGCGCGACGCCAAGATCACCCAGATCTACGAGGGCACCAACCAGATCTGCCGCATGGTGATGGGCCGCCAGATCCTGAAGTAGCAGTTCAAGCGCTATTTCCGGGGGACTGCCCCGTCGTCAGCGACAGATCTTCCGGCCGGGGCAATCCCTTGTAAATCCCTTACCAGGTCCCCGGCAGTTCCCCGGACTAGATCTTCCTCGTCCGGGACGAAGTGCCAGTACGTGTCGATCGTCGTGCTCGCTGACGAGTGCCCGAGGATCTTCTGCACCGCCTTGATCGACCGCCCTTGCGTCAGCATCGTCGTTGCGAACACGTGCCGCAGCGCGTGAAATCGCCACCCGCCCTCGGTGAGTGCGGTCATCGCATGGTTGATCCGGTCCGACGCCCACAGTCGCCCCGTCGCCGTGCGGAACATCGCGTCATCTGCCGCCGCCGGATGCCGGAGTCGGTGCCGCATGAGCCGCGCCATCACCTCCGGAGGCACCGGCACCACCCGCCGTGAAGCCCGAGTCTTCACCGGCCCCCACCCGTCACCGTCACCGGCCCGCTGCACGGTCTGCTCCGTCACATGGATCACCCCGGCCTGCCGATCCACACTCCTCCACCGCAGACCCCCAACTTCGCCGGGCCGCATGCCGGTTGATACGGCCAGGAGAATCATCGTTGCTAGCGTGTCCCGGCCGGTGGCGTCCGCCAGCGACACGGCGTCCCGGATCTGCTCGAGTGTCGGCAGGGTGCGGGACTCCACCGGGGCGGTGCCGGCGCCCGGCCCGGGCACCTTAGAGCACGGGTTGACGAGGAGGAGCTCGTCGGTGACCGCCATTGACAAGCATCCGGAAAGTTGCGTCCACCACGACACCCGCGTGTTCAGCGCCAGGCCGGTGTCCCCCTTCACCCACGGCCGGCCGATCTTCAGCACGGACTGCCACGTCCGCAACTGCGTCGGCCGAACTCGGGTGATCCTTGTCTTAGCGAGATCCCCGAGGTTCTCACCTACGAGGTGGCGCACTCGCCTGGTACCTTCCGTGGTCGCGGCGTCCTCCCACGTCGGCCACAGTTCTGCGAGTGTCGGCGCGTTCCCGTCATCGACCCACTCCCGTCGGCGGAGGAGGCGGGCCTGCTCCTGGTCGTGGGCTTCGGCTTCCCGCTTCGTGGCGAAGCTCTTCGACCGCTGTTTCCCGCTTGGGTCGTAGTAGCGGCAGATCCATGTCACCCTGCCGTGGGCGTCCTTGCCTTCCTTCGGGCGTCGCTGGACGCTCATGGTGTGCTCCTGTCGCGGTCCGGATGCGCGTGGTGTCCGGCCCGTAGGTTGGTGCGTGCAGGGGATAGTGTGTCGTCTGGCCCCTGCAGCGCATGGTGTTGTTCCTGGTGGTTGCGATGCGTGAGCCCCCGGCGGTTTGTTCCTTTCCCGCTGGGGGCTCCGTCGTACCCGGGGTCAGGAAGTCGTTGTCGTGCTGACCTCGGGAAGATCCTGCGCTCCCACGCCGAATACGACGAACCCGACGATTATGAGGCCCATGGCGATCGGTGCGACCACCTTCCACTGTCTGGGGGTAGTCGACGGTGCAGGGCCTGCTTCCATGCCGTTGAGCAGTGCCCGGTCTTCATCAGTGAGGAGGCGGTCCAGCGCCCGGTTGGACTCACGCTGTTGCTCCCACGCGGCCAGTCGCTTCTTGTCGAGGGAGCGACAGCGTAGCGGCCAACCACAAGCGAGGGCGACACCAGCTCCGATGAAGATGTATCCGACAGTCACAAGCAGTGAATCGCCTACATACGCGAGACCAGTGAGAACGCACATGCCGGCGAAGACAGTGCCAACCCAGAGCAATATGTTGCCCTTGTTCGGAACCTTTTTCGCAGCGTCGATGAAAGAAGTCCCTGAACTTCTTTGATCAGTGCGATAATGGTTAATTGGTGGCTTCGGGGTGCTCGGCATCTCGGACGATACACGGGATCGAGGCTCCCCTTCAACGCGGACAGACTCAGTTTCGATGTCTTCCCAGCTGGCATCCTCGACCACCTCTTCCGAGTCATCATATTGTTCTTCCCACGATAGTTCCTGCTTCTTGTTCTGAGACGATCTCGGCTTTCCGGTGTAAGCGTCTGGCACGGAATACTCGGAAGCGTCAGCTGAATAGGGAACCAGCCTGGGAAGAGGAGAGATCTCTGGTTCGAGGTCATCGTCAGACAGCTCATGCGCTTTGGCAGACTGCAGCGTAACTTCAGCTGACAGCGATGACCCCTTGATGGTCGCTCGTGAGACGACAGTCAGCCCAATGGCGTTGAAATGCTCCACCGCGGCCGCATACTTCGCGCTGGTCTGCTTCGTCAGTTCACCGATGCGTTGACCATCGAGGCGGACCTCCACCGCCTGATACTTGGTCTTCACACCTGCTTGTACCAGGTGGAGAGTGACGAGAAGTTGACCAACACCTGCTGGTGGAACGTAGTCCAGGAGGACGTCGAGGTGATCTGATTCCTTGGTTACCTGAGACGTCCCGCCGCCTGGCAACAACGTCCATCCTTCTTGTGGCGGGTCGTTGAGCGGAGCAAGTTGTTCAGGCCGACGCAGTGACAGGCGAACGTAGTAGCTCTTGTCTCCTTCGAAGCTGGTGTAGAACCACAGTCGGGCAGTGGCGGTGGGGGTGTATCCACTGGCGATGATCCTTCTGATCTGCTGGTACTGGGCTGAATCGGTTTCTGGAAGATAGCCTATGACACGGTTGTCCCATCGGACAGATATTGCGTGCCCGTTGGTGCTGAACGGGTTGTCCGGTTCGGGGATTAGTTCGGCGGTGAAATACGATTCTTCTCGCTCTTCTGCGGATATGCCAATGGCGAGTTCGTTGAGTGCCTTCTTGTATGCGAACTCGCCAACCACATCTTGGTCGCACCATCGTCGTCCGGGTATGGATACGTCATAGGTAGGAGAAGTCATCTCGGGCGGTCCCTTTGTCGGTGTTCTGGAAGTAGATGTTCAGCAGGTGGGGGGTCACGTCGATCTCGTTGGCGACGGCCGGGAGGTTGCACGGCCCGTAGAACCGGAGCCATCCATCGATTTCGTCCGGGTCGATGAGCAGGCGGGCGGCGAACTGGTCGGCCCGGACCTCCTGCCGGTGATCGAAGTGCCCGTGGCCGGTTCGTTGGTCGTGGTAGACCGCGTGGCCGAGCTCATGGGCGAATGTGGAGCGGTAGTCGGCGATGCTCAGGCCCCGGCGAGTGGAGATCCGGTTCTCTGCGGGGGAGTACCAGCCCTTCGGGCCTGAGTCGTGGTGACTGGTGGTGACGCCGAGCATCTCGGCGATCGCGGCGAGGTCATGGTTCAAAAGCGTCAGGGGTGGCTCCTTCCTCGGGAGACGAGTCGGCAACGGCGTCTGCCGGCATCTCACCATCCCAGTCGCGCCGGACACTTGGGGTAGTTTCGCCGGATTCTCCCTGTTCGCCGTCGAAACCACGGGGGGAGTCGGGGAAAGGGAACACATCAGCACCGGGGGCGACGTCGATCACGTCATCCCCTCCGCCGAACAGGACGGTCGCCTCCGGGTCGGAGCGGTCCATGATCTCGTCGAGGATCTGCTTGTTCGTCGCCTCCTTGAGGGCGTAGGGAATCGAGACGCCCTCGGTCTCCCAGGAGTTGAGGTACCCGGTCTCGATCAGTCCGGTGACGGGTGAGCGGCCGTAGGTACGGCACAACGAGATCACCATCTCGGGGGAGAGGTGCCCCTTGTTGAGCTGCCGGGTGATCGTCGACCCGTTGGTGCCGATCTTCTCGGCTGCGGTTCGGTACGAGTCTCCGGCGATGAGTCCGTCGATCCATGCTCTGTGTTCCATGATGGTCACTGTAATGCACGTTGGTATCAACCGCCATACCTGCACGTAGAAATGCACATCGGGGGTAGGCGGCAGGGGTGGTTTATAGTTACAGCGTTGCCATTCGGTATCGCTAGATGCATACTCGTATCAGCGGTTGCGAGACAGCACCGCACCACAGACCACCAGCCAAGGAGGCACCAGTGATCGACGCACAGGCAGCACCGGCATACCGCTTCCGCCCCGGCGCCCTCGACGCTATCGCCCGCTCTCGACGGTTCACCTCCGACGAGCAGCTCGCCCTCTACGTCGGAGTGCAGCCCGATCAGCTCCCCATGCTGCGGGCCGGGGCGAAGGTATCCGCCCGGGTAGCGCTGCGAGTCAGCGCTCTGCAGGGCGACAAGGACTACATCGCCGGGTACTTCGACCTGGCAGACGACCCCCGAGTCGCCGCTTAACCCCACCCCGGGCACGAAAAAGACCCCGCTGAAGCGGGGCCCAATCCATCCAAGGAAGAGAGTACCACATGGACACCCTGATCCAGATCACCCAGACCGACGACGGACGCCAGGCCGTCAGTGGCCGCGCATTACACGAGTTCCTCGAGGTGTCCACCGAGTACCGGCACTGGTTCAAGCGGATGACCGCCTACGGCTTCACCGAAGGTCAGGACTACACGGTCATTTTTGACCGGGTTGAACGACCGGGCCGCGGCCCCGTCGAGCGCCAGGACCACATCCTCACGATGGACATGGCGAAGGAACTGTCCATGATCCAGCGCACCGACCGGGGTCGTGAGGCCCGCACCTACTTCATCGAGTGTGAGAAGCGGGTGAAGGAGGCCCCGGCACTGTCGGGACCGGAGCTTCTGGCCCGCGCTGTCCTCGAAGCGGACACCACGATCAAGGCACTGCAGGCGTCGAACGCTGAACTCGCCCCGGCTGCCGCTTCGTGGAACCAGCTCGCGGCACCTGCCGGTGACTACGGCGTCGGACCGGCGGCGAAGGTGCTGTCCCGTGATCCGAACATCGAGATCGGCCGCGACCGGTTGTTCCGGTTCATGGCTGACCAGGGCTGGGTGTTCCGCACGAAGGGGCACCGGCCTCACTGGGAGGCGGATCAGGCGAAGGGCATCAAGACCGGCCGGCTGACGCACAAGCTCGGCGCCCCGTTCCTCAACGAGAAGTCGGGGGAGTGGGAGCAGCCTGCTCCGACTCTGCGGGTGACGCCGAAGGGACTGCATGAGCTGCATGTCCTTCTTGGTGGGTCGCCGGATGGTGTTCACGCCGCCTGATTGACCTGTCCGCGCCCTGGGGAAGGGGCACGGGCCGCGCACCGGCTAGGCCGTCGCCGTCGTGGGGCGAGTGCGCACGCGGTCGTCGTGGGATCCACGGGAGTGGAAACCATGTCTGACCTCGATATTTGAGAACTTAATAGTGAGAGACGCCAGAAGATACTGGCCGCCCGCCGTTGACTTGTCCGGTGGTAACCCTCATGTGACTACGGCGCATGGGGCGAGCGGCAGCCTGACAGGGGTGCACCCCGGGAAAGCCTCCCGGGAGGGAAAGACGGCGTCGATAAATAACGAGGTCATGGAGTGTTACTCCCCGGGTCGAGTCCCGGGCATGACCACCAGGGGTCCAGATGACCCCTCGCAGTGGCGACCGCGTGCCCCTTCATCGCGCCAGTCTCGTGATTCCAGCCGGCCGTCTACCCCGGCGAGCGCGAGGCGCACCACTGCGGCCGGTCACCGTGACAGATACGGGGCCCGCGCCCTGCACCCAGACATTGAGGCTGGATGCAGGTACAGGCACTACACCACCCGCCCCCTCCCCAAACCGGGGCGAGTGAGGGAAAGACACGGTGGCCGGTACCGCCCGACCACAGGAGCCGACCTGAGGAACCTCTACGCGTAGATGGTTGTAACGACCTCAGGGAGGGCCGGTTCGACGCCGGCGTCGGGCACCGGGGGCGCGGTCCGCAGCAGCCATCCGGCAGCAGGCAGATATTCACCCGCGCCCCACCCCTACCCCACATACGACCAGGAGGTCACACACACATGCCGTTCGGAAACCGCACCCCGGAGCAGCTCAACGCCGACCGAGAGAAAGCCATCGCCGTCCGCCGAGCCCGCGCCGCCCTGAAGGCAGATCTGAAGACCGGACGCCGGTCACTCGAAGACGTGATCGAGGGAGATCTCGACATCGCCAAGAAGATGAAGGTTTCCGCAGTCCTCACCGCACTCCCCAAGGTCGGGAAGGTGAAGGCCGCCGACATCATGACCGAGCTGGAGATCGCCCCGACCCGCAAGGTCGGCGGCCTGGGCGCCCGCCAGCGCCGCGCTCTCGCAGAGCGCTTCGGCTACACCGCCCGCGTCTGACATGAAAAATGCCCCCGGCATCCGCCAAGACACCCGGGGGCCGACAACCCCGAATGGAGGTCACACATGACCACCGTACAGGCACAGTGCCGCACCTACGACACTCAGACCGCCGCCACCATCCTCGGTGTCTCGGCCGGCCTGCTGTACAAGATCGCCCGACAGGGCCCGAAGGCCCGCCCTGAATACCGCCGCTACGGGTGCCAGAAGATCGGCCGTCGAGTCACCTGGTCCACCGAAGCCGTCGACGCAGCAGCCCCAGCAAGGCAGGCAGCATGACCGACCAACCGACACTAATCCCCGACGCCGGCCAGCACCCCGCAGAAACCGCATGGATCGCCAGTCTCCGCGCCGGGCACATCACCTGGCACCAGGCCGCCGAGCAGGTCATGAAGCACCTGGCCGACACCCACGAGCCGTTCTCTGCAGACGACCTGCGAACCCTGCTCGCTGACGCTGGCGAGCCCCCGACCCCGAACGCCTACGGCGGGCTCTTCATGAGCTGGTCGAAGCAGGGGCTGATCCAGCGCATCGGCGGCGGCACCAGCACCATGCCCCGACGCCACGGCGGCCACCGCCACCTCTGGCGGGGCACCACGACAACGAAGGAGGCCGCGTGAAGCGCCTGACCCTGTACATCACTCTGATCATCCTGTCCGCCGCGGCGCAGGCCGCCGCCGAAACCCTCCGGGAGAACCGATGACCAACCTCACCAGCGACGAGCACTGGCTCCGCTCGCAGATCGACCACCCGGCCGGCCGCGACTTCCGCACGTCCGGCTGCCTGGGGGAGCGCGGCCACTCCGCGGACCACCGGCATGATCCCCGCCCCGAGCCAGTGCTGGCCGTCGAGGAGACGGACTGGGAGGCGGTCGCCCTCGTCGGCATGATCCTCGTCGCCACCGGCCTCGTCGCCCTCATCGTCGCCTGCCAGCTCTGGAAAGCAGGCCTCGGACTCACCGGCGTCGGACTGGTGGGACTCACGGTCCTCGCCGTGAAGGCCTGGCGGGAGGAGAAGCAGTGAACTTCAACATCGTTCCCGCCGACCAGGTGCCTGAACCGTCTGCGTTCGGCGGCGTTGTGAACCCTCTCGACGAGGAGTTCGCGGACTTCTGCGAGGACCACCCCGGCCAGTGGGTGTCCTACCCGCTCGCTGACCGGTACCCGCACCTGTGGGACGGCGGCGTAGACGGCTGGAAGAAGGCCTGCACCCGCGTCGCCAGCAGCATCAGCAACGGCAAAAGGACCCGCACCAAGACGAAGCCGCCGACCGGCGCTTACGTCACCGAGTCCGGCCGGTTCGAGACCCGCCGGGACCGGGAGAATCTCCGCTTCCTCATCCGCTGGGTGTGGGACGGATGGAAGGAGGAATCATACTCATGACCGCCCTGACCGTGTGGGACGTCGCCGCCGCTGACGGGCGGACCATCATCCACCACCTCAAATCCGAAGGGTGGGCGCAGCAGAGCATCGCGGACGCGATCGGCGTCACGAAATCGGCGATCAGCAAAGCCGCCACCGGCCACGACAAGAACGGCTGCTCCGCGGAGAACACTCGCCGCCTGCAGAAACTCTGGTGCAGCACGCATGGGCTCCCGGAACCCGATGTAGACCCGAGGCCGCTGCCGGACTGGCTGCTGTCCGGCATGTGGCGCTACGCCCGGGACATGCGGACCCGCCTCCTCACCGAGACGCCCCGCATGCAACGCCGCACCGGCGGGTGGGACTCTCTGCGGCCCAGCGTCGCCCCCGTCGCCGAAGCAACCGGGCTCCCACTTCCCCGAGTCGAACTGTTGATGGGGACGAGCCACCAAGTCCGGGGGAAGACCCCGCTCGTCACGCCGCAGGAGATCGACCTGATCTGCTGCCGCCTGAAGATCCTCAACGTCGACGCGTACGGGGTGCCGGCATGACCGGCCGCCCGCTCCGGCGCGAGGAGATGGCCGCCCCGGGGTCGTCCGAGCACCGGCAGATGATCACCGCGTCGAAGGTGCCCGTCATCCTCGGCCTGTCGAAGTTCTCCAGCCCGTACAGCCTGTGGTCCGAGATGGCCGGCCTCTGGACACCCCCACCACTCGAGGGTGACCACCTCGACTGGGGCCACGACATCGAGGACGCGCTGGTCGCCTGGTGGCGGCGCAAGAACCCCGGATGGCAGACCAACAGCGGGGAGATCGCCTACACCGACCCCGACCTGCCGTTCCCGAACCAGGCCACCCTGGACCGCCGGGCCCGCCGCGGCCGCCGGTTCCACATCATCGAATGCAAGACCGACCGCGACCGCAGCCGGTGGGGCTCCCCCGGCGACGAGGACTCCGCCCCCGCCGACTACACCGCCCAGGTCATCTTCCAGATGGGCGTCACCGGCATCCACGAAGCGTCGATCGTCGTGCAGCTCGGCGGCTCCGGCGCCCCCGAGATCCACCAGGTCCCGTGGGACCCGGACCTGTACCGCCTGATCATCGCCCGGTGCACCGCCTGGTGGGACTCCCTGGATGATCCCGGCAACCCGCCGGACCTGGACGACAGCACCGCCACCTACGACGCGGTCCGCGGCGTCCACCCCGACATCAACCGCGGCGAACAGGTGATTGTCGACCCGCAGCAGGCAGCCGCCTACCGCGAATCCCAGGAGGCAGAAGCCTCGGCGAAGAAGACCGCCCGGGCCCGCAAGACCGAACTCCTCGACCTGATGGGCGACGCCGAACGCGCCGTCACCGAAGACGGCGAACCCGTCGCCCGCCGCCAGATCAACAGTCACAAGACCGTGTCCCTGTACATGGCGAAACCCAACTCGAAGAAGTGAGAACCAGCATGACCAACACCCCAGCCAAGATCGACCAGCACTCAGGAGACCTCGTCGGCACCACCGCCGACCGCGGCACCTACACCGGCGGCGTCTCCCACTACAGCACCGAACAACGCGACGTTCTCCGCGCCCTCATGAACGCCGGCGACGCCTCCGACGGTGACCTCGACATGCTCGCCCAGGTCGCCGGCCGCGCCGGACTCGACCCGTTCGCCAAGGAGATCTACCTCGTCGGACGCCGGGCGAAAGTCGGCGGCTACAAGGGCGAACCGGAACGCTGGGAGACCGTCTGGTCCGCCCAGGTCGGCATCGAAGGCTTCCGCAAGGCCACCCACCGCCTCGCCGCGGAGAAGGGCTCACCGGTGAAGATCGAGAAGCCGGTGTTCTACCACGCCGACGGGTCCCAGACGCCGTTCTGGACCAAGGCGATGGGGGAGCACCCCGAAGCATGCGAGGTGACGATCCGCGTCGGAGACAGTGAAGCGTCCGCCGTGTGCACTTGGGACGAGTACGTGCAGACCGTCAAAGGCGGGGCGCCGAACAGCATGTGGCGGAAGATGGGGCCGACGATGCTCCGCAAGTGCGCCGAGGCTGCCGCGCACCGCATGATCACCCCGATCACCTCCGGCCTGTACATCGCCGAGGAGATGCCCGCCGAACCGGTCGCTGCGGTCGCCGCCCGGGTGGATGCCCCGACCCGCGGCACCGCCGGTGTGAAAGCCGCACTCGAGCAGGCGCCGTCGGCGGAGGAGCGGTGGATGACTGACCCGCTCGGCTACGCGCTCGACGGGATCGCCGCCGCCACCACCGGTGACGCCCTCGACAAGATCACCGCCTGGGCCGGGCAGCAGAACCTGCCGCAGGGCGATGTGGACGAGGTGGAAGCGCAGGCCGCTCAGCGTGGCATCGAACTCGGCCTGAACCAGGCTGACCAGCAGAAAGAGGAAAACTAGTTGTAGTTCCCCGTGAGGTTGTGAACACGGTCCATGGGAGCCAAGCCTCCGATGCCCGTGTGAGCTCGCCGGCGATTGTAGTGCTCGATGAACTCGCCGTACACCTGCTCCCGGGACGCCTCACTCAGATACGGCCGCGCGTAGGCCCACTCGGTCATCAACGTGCGGTTGAACCGCTCGACTTTCCCGTTGGTCTGCGGCCGGTACGGCCTGGTCCACCGGTGCTTGACCTCCGGTCCCAGCGCATCGGCGAACGCGTGGGACCGGTAGCAGGCACCGTTGTCGGTCATCACCGCACCGACCTCCACACCCAGTGACGCGAAGAAGTCAGCTGCCCTGATCCAGAAACCCGCCGCGGTGTCTTTCCGCTCGTCGTCGAGGATCTCGGAGTACACCACCCGCGAGTAATCATCGACGGCATGGTGCAGGTACCGGTAGCCTCTGCCGGGTTTCGCTCCGGCTCGGGCGGCCGCTCCAGTGGCTCGACCGGATGCCCGGTGTTGGTCGGAGCCACGACCGAACATCCGCCACCCACCACCGTCGGGGATCCTGCCGAGTTTCTTGATGTCGACATGCACCAGCTCGCCTGGTGCGGATTTCTCGTAGCGGCGTGGCGGGGTCTTGCGTACCGGCAGTCCGGTGGCCTGGTCGATACAGTCCAGAGCGGGCATGTTGTAGCGGTCCAGCACCCTGCCGACCGTGGAGCGGGCGACACCGAGGTGGTATCCGATGCGGTGGGGTCCCCACCGTCGGGTGAACCGCAGGTTGATGATCCGGTGCTCCCTGCGCCGGTCCAGCTGATGGGGGCAGTGGTGCGGACGGCTCGACCGGTCGGCGAGCGACTCTCCGGCCCGGTGACGGGCTACCCAGCGGTGGGCGGTGGCCGGTGAGACGTTGAAACGTTCGGCGGCGCGGCGTTGGGTCCATCCGTGATCGACGATCAGGCTGACGAGTCTTGCCCTGCCGGTCGGGGTCAAGGGTGCGTTACGGTGGGACACGAAGACCTCCTGGTTCCTCGTTGTTGGTGGTGGTTCACCCTCAACGGTTACCGGAGGTCTTCTTTCACGTCATCCCGGTGGTCGTGTTCACAACCTCCTCGGGAAGTACAACTAGTGGGACTCGGACATGTAACCTTCACGGGACACCTCGCCAAGGACGCCCGGCTCGGGGAAGCGGGTGGCCGGCAGGTCGCGAACTTCACCGTCGGCACGAGCCGGCGGAAGAACCAGAACGACCAGTGGATCGACGTCGACCAGACGTTCATCGAGTGCGCCGTGTGGCAGAAGTTCGAGGGCGACACGCTCCCGCAGCGCCTCGCCGCCCTGGAGAAGGGCGCGCCGGTGATCGTCACTGGGCAGGTGTACCTGAAGGTCAGCGAGTCGCAGGGACGCACGTACCGGGACGTCGCCTGTCACGTTGATGCGGTCGGGGAGTGGTGGAAGCCGAAGGGGCCGCAGCAGGGCGGGTACGGGCAGCAGCCGCAGGCGTCGAGCCCGGCAGGTTACGTCGCCGGGCAGGCGCAGCAGGGACAGCAGCAGGTGTTCAACACGCAGGGCGACCAGCCTCCCTTCTGACCGTGACCAGCGTCGACAGTATGCGTGGCCGTCACCGTCACGCCGACGACATGACCGCCCGCGGGGTGGCCGGATGGATGGGATGCACCAGGTGCCAGCACGGCACCCCGGTCACCCTGTCCGCCGCCGCGGCAGAAGCCATCGCAGCAGTGCTGCAGTCAATGAAGGAAGGAGGGGACAGGTGAGGATCAGATCGACGAAGCCGGAGTTCTGGAGTTCGAAGACGATAGCGGCTGTCGACTGGGATGCGCGTCTGGTCCTCAAGGGACTTGAGAGCTATGTCGATGACAATGGTGTGGGCCGGGATGACATTGCTCTGATCGTCTCGGAAGTGTTCGTTCGCGACCATTTCGCGAGGCCTCGCGAGACTGTCGCGAGGGTGTCCGAAGCCATTTCCCAGCTGACTGAAGCCGGTCTCCTATGGAGATACGAGGCCGATGGTAATGAATTGATATACATTTCGAACTGGGACAGCCTCCAACGAATCGACAAGCCAAACAAAGGACGTTTCCCCAGGCCAGACGGCACAATGAACTACAAGGAATCAACGATTCGCGAGAGTGTCGCGAGGGTTCCCGAAACCGTCGCGCCTGGAACAGGGGAACAGGGGAACAGGGGAACAGGGGAACAGGGAGAAAAGATCACGGCCACGGCGGAGCCGCGGCCACGGTCGCGCTTCGAAGAATTCTGGTCCCTCGTCCCACCCGGCCGGAAGGTCAAGCGCCCCAAGGCCGAAGCCGCCTACCGGGCCGCGGTGAAACGCGCCGGCGATCCGCAGATCGTCATCGACGGCATGCGCCGGTACGCGGCCGACCCGAACCTGCCGGACCCCAAGGGGCCGGAAGCGAACTTCATCATGCATCCGACGACATGGCTCAACGGCGACTGCTGGAACGACCCGCCCCTGCCGCCCCGGATGCAAACCGGCCAGCCGGGCACCGGGCACCTACCCGGAACCCACCCCGACGACTGGGACCACCCGAACACCGCCGAACCTCCGCGCTACGTCGACGCGGAGGTCCTCACGTACGAGGAGCTCGAATGACCAACCAACCGCAATCCTGGCGGGACGTGGCGAAACTCGTCCTGTCCAAGGGGAAGAACCTCGCCCCCGACCGGTTTCCAGCGCCGAACCCCGATGTCGCCGACGCCTGGGCCGACGTGTTCGCCCGTGTCGGCCTGCCGTGGCAGATCTGGCCCGAAGCCGTCACCTGGTGGGCTATGAACGTCGCCGACGACCGGATGATCACCCCGAAAGCCCTGAAGGAAGCCGGATGGGTCATCCGTGACCGGTGGGAATCCAACCGGGACCCCGAGAAGCTCGATCTGCTCAACAGGTCCCGCCGCGCCCGCCTGGAGAGCACCTACCAGCGAAACCTCGGCTACGACGGGGGAGCAGCGTTCGCCGGCTACGACCCGAACCAGAAGCCCGAGCTGACCGCCGAGCAGGTCATGAGACAGATCGGGGGTGACCAGTGAACACCGTCACCGCCCTGCCCGGTGCCCGCAGTACCGGCCCCGTCGTCACCGCGTACCGGGTCGACAACGCGATCGGCTACACCTGCGCCGACCACGTCAAGAGCCACGCCTGGGGCTCCCACCCCGGCTGCGGTGCCCGTCCCGGCGAATACTGCGTCGGCCGGGACGGCCAACCAACCCGCATCCCTCACACCGCCCGCCTCCTGCACGCCCGCGACCACCTCACCGACGAGCAGCGCGCCCGCCGAGACACGGAGTCGCCGACCATGCGGGGAGGCCCGAACCCATGACAGACCGTCCGCGGAGGTGTCTGCGGGTCGGCTGCCCCAACCGGCGCAGTGACCCGGACCCCCGCGGTCTGGGCCTCTGCGATGAGCACAACCGGCAGGTCGGGGACGGGACGATCGGCGCCGACTGGGACCCGACCAGGCGGGAGGTGCCCGTCGACCGGGCGCAGGCCCTCGTCGCCGACATGCGGCGTCCCGGCGAGCCGATCCGGGCGCTGGCCCGGCGCACCGGCCTGCCGAAGGACCTGCTGTGGCACGTGATCCGGGGGACGTTCCCGCACGTGAAGTCCGAGGCGTGGGAGGAGATCCGGGAGGCGCACGCCCGACTCCGGTTCGAGTGGGACAACCCAGTAGCCCCGGAATGGGTATCAGGAGCCTCGCTCGCGGACGATCCCACCCTCTTCCGTTCCGGTGTGCAGATGGACCTGTTCAACCCCGCAAACGGGCTCTACGGGCCGGAAGGAGAAACCCCGTGACCCACACCCTCCTCCCGATGGATCGCCGCACCTTGCTGGAGATCGCCGAGACGGGCACCACTGACCGCGTCTGGCTCGCCCACGACCTGGTCGACAAAGGACTCGTCCTGCCCGCCTGCGGCGACCGGCCCGGCCACGTCTGCACTGAGACCACCTGCGACGGCTACTGGCGCTGGGTCCTCACCGACCAAGGTGCCATCGTCGCCGCCCGCCTAGACCCCACCCTCGACGACTGGTCACTCGACCAGCAGATGGAGATACCGATATGACCCCTCCGAAGTTAGGAACTCCGTGGCAGGAGGCACTCCCTGACTCACTTCCCAGATACATGAAGCGGAACATCAACCCCGGTCCGAATGGGTGCTGGGAATGGGCAAGATCGAAGGATCCGGACGGATACGGGTGGGCCAGCCATCAGGACAAGACCTATTTGGCGCACCGGCTCGTCTACCAGATGGTGAAGGGGGAAATTCCGGAAGGAATGTGCCTGGACCATCTCTGCCGGAATCGGGGGTGTGTGAATCCTGCACATCTTGAACCGGTCACGAACCACAAGAACTTGCTACGAAGTCCCATTGGAACAGCAGGTAGGGACCACTGTTTGAAGTGCGGAGGCCCGTTCGAGATTGTCGGGAAAAAGACGCCTCAGAGGCGGTGCAAGAAGTGCAAACGGGAATGGGACCGGGAGTACGAAAAGGAATATCGGCGGGGGATTCGTAGAAGGAAGAAGAAGTGACCCTGTACCGGCTTGACCTGTCCTATAACAAGCCGCCTCTGACCCTCAACCAACGCCTCCACTGGACAAAGTCCAGCCCTCACCGCGCCGCCCTGCGGAAGGAAGCCGCAGACCTCGCCATCGCCATGCGGATCCCGCCGTGCGACCACATCACAACCCGCCTGCACTACCGGGCGCCGGACCACCGACGCCGCGACGAGGACAACCTCATCGCCAGCGCGAAACCCCTGTGGGACGGCCTGGTTGACGCCTCCGTCGTCCCGGACGACACCAGCGAGTTCATGACGAAGCTCATGCCCCGCATCCACCCACCGACCGACGAGGGGCCCGCCATGTGGCTCCTCGTGGACACCGACGAAAGGACCACCGATGAGTGAACCGACCTACTACCAGTTCGGGGACGTGGAAGTCCTCGACATCTCCGAGCACCTCACCGGCAACGCCGCCCAGGTCGTGCAGTACGTCGCCCGCTCGTCCCGACTCGACGGGCAGACGAAGGGGGAGGACCTCACGGACCTGTACAAGGCCCGTGACTTCCTGAACCGGGAGATCCTCCGCCTGGAGAAAATCGACCATGAGACTCACCTGCAGGAAACCGATGACCAGGAACGGTTGGCCGAGGAAGCTATGCGCAGGATCCAGAACGAGCCCGTCCGGGACTATCGGAGGGGGGAGTTCTGATGACCGCCCGGAAGCTGACCCGCCCGCGCCGCCACATCACCTGCACGACGTGCGGCCGCAAGACATCGACCACCTACCCGCCGGAGTCCGGGGACCTGTGCCTGCCGTGCCGTGCCCGGGGGAAGAACCTCGCCACGAGCGTCCCGGACCGGACGACGCCCGGCCCTGTGCCGAAGATCGGCACCCGGTCGAAGCATGACCTCGACCAGTGGCTCGCGGACGGTGGTGCCGCATGAGCACCCCGATCGACTTCGTGCACATCCCCACCGCGGTCCGCGACCGGATTCGCCGCATGGTGGACCGGGAGATCCGCATGGGGGAGGGGCACTGCTCCGGCGCCCACTGCGGTCCGGGTGTGCAGATCGTCGCCGCACAGACCCGCCTCACCGAATCGAAGGTGCAGGCGATCTGCTCCGGCCGGCGGCCCACCATGCAGGTCGACGCGCTGGACCGCCTGATCCTCACCCTCGGCATGCAAGGCACCGTGTCCCCACTCGATGGCGGGTGGGTGAACCATGCCTGACCGCTACCACAACGGCCTCCTCCGCGATTGGGAGGTGACCCTGACCGTCACTGTCCCCGCCGCGACGAGTGAGGGCGCGATCCACAAGGCCATTGACACGCTCGGAATCGGCTACGGCGGGTATCTCGACGCCGCCGACGCGGTGGAAGCGAGGCCCGCATGACCGCCAGGCACAGTACCGCGAACGGCCTGCAGGCCACCCAGCAGACCGCCACCCGCACGGGCGGCGCCTGGTTCCCGGAGGAAGACGCCCTCGTCCTGCACCCCGGCCGAACCACCCGCCAGGTCGCCCTGCTCCTCGGCCGCACGACCGAGGCCGTGAAGAACCGACGGAAGAAACTCAAGACCCGAATGGAGACAGCATGAGCACGACCACGACATGGCAGATCCAGAGGAATGCCAAGGTCGGCCCGATGGCGGGGGAGTGGCTGCCCTGCGGACTCACCCAACGCCGCGAGGAGAACGCCCGCCAGACCCTCGACCTCTGGCGCCAGGGGCACCCCCGCGACCGCTTCCGCCTGGTGCGCCGCACCGAAACCACGGAGGTGGTGGAGTGAGCATCCCTGAGCCGGGAGACCGGCACCCCTGCCACTGCCTGATGTGCGAACCGGCAGCGCCTGCTTGCGACACCTGTGGCATGGAAATGGCAGGCAACCCGATCGCAGGCTTCACCTGCCCCGACTGCGAGGAGACCGCATGACCCGCACCCCGCACACCCGCCCGATGAAGCGACCGCCCCGGTGGCGCGCCCGAATCGCCCGATGGCTCGCAGGTCACAACCGAAAGGACCGAGCATGACTATCACCCCAGACCAGGCACAGAACCTTCTCGACGGAGCAACCCCCGGCCCGTGGAGAGCACTACACGACCAATGGGAAGACGAAGACGGAACACCATGCGAGGACTTCTACGTCCTCGGTGGCCCCGATGGAATCCTCCACACCGAGGACTTCGACCCCGACACACACAACCCGGTAGCGAATACCACCCTCGCCGCCGCCGCCCCGGACCTCGCGCAGACCATCGCCGGGATGAAGACCGAGTACGCACTAGAAACCCTTTGGGGGACCGGTGCCGATTGGGCGGTCACCACCGGGTGGTTCCCGACACCGGAAAGGGCATGGGCGGACCTTGTGCTAGATGCAGGACCCACCCGCCTTGTTCGCCGGGTCGTCTCAGAGACGGAGGTGGTGGAGTCGTGAGCATCGTCACCGCACTGTTCGCCCTCGGCCTTGCCCTCACCATCGCCGCCGGAATCACGACCTTCCTCGCCGTCATCAACTACCTGACGATGCTGGAGTGCGGCGACCGGGAGGAGCGACAGCGGGCGGGGCGTTTCCTTGTCACCGCGGTCAGCGTTCTCTGCATCGGAGTGTTCCTGATCGGCCTGACCGCACAGGAGGCCACCGCATGATCGTCCTCGCCATAGCGTTCGCAGCCGCCAGCATGGCCGTGTGCATCGTCCTCGGCGCGTTGGTGGTCCACCACCGCCACACCATCGACCTGATCAACGCTGATTACAGCTACCTGCATCACCGCCATCACCTGCTAACCAGTGTGTTAATCGACCACATTTGCGTGGACGAGTGGGAGTACATCACCTTCCCCGACAGGAGACCTCGAATGACTGACCAGATCAATATTCTCTACAGCGATTTCCGCCGCGCCGCCCGAACCCTGGAAGACGTTAGCGTCCCGGACGGAAAAGAGTATGGGGTCGTAATCAAGACCACGGACGGGCATGTCCAATTCGTCCTCGACTCGCACGGCAATCTCACCATCACCACGGAGACCACGAATGGCTGACATCACCGACCAGGATCGACGCAAAGCCCTCGCATGGGCGGGAGGATCGCAGGCGATCGGGATTGCTGACGCCGCCGCCCGCGTCATCCTCGCCACTGTGGACGCCCCGGAACCAACCCTCGCGGACGAGATCCGAGGCCTGCCGGACTTCACCATGTCCGGCGACAACTGCATCAACGACTGCCACGAGCGCGCCGACGACGTCGCCTTCCGCGTCGAACAGATGGAGCACGACCTCGCGGAAGCCCGCGCCGAGGTGGACCGACTCACCGCCGAGCGTCAGGAGGAGACCATGCGCCGCGTCAACGAGCAGTACGACGACCTTCCCGTTCGTGACCGGGATTGGCTCGACAAGGACGGCCTGCCCGACCCCGCTGACGTGCCGCCCGGGGAAGCGTGGGAAGTCATCGCCACCGACCCCGCCAAGAGCTTCGGCGGGACCACCAGCTACAACACCGTGGCATTCCGCATGACTGACAGGTGGATCGTCTGCCGACAGGGCTACCAGATGCCACTGGTCGTCCCAGACGACTGCATCCGACTGGTCCGCCGCCATGTGCCCGCGCCGCGTGTCATCACCAACCCCGACGAGGCTTGGAACCTCCCTATCAGCACCATAATCCGCGACTCCCGTGGTGAGACGTTCGAGAGGACTGAGGACGGGTGGGGCCGAATCTCCATCCCCGTCAAGGCGATCAAGTGGCCCGTCACGGTCCTGTGGGAGCCGGAGGCCGGTCACCGCTGAGACCGGCGCCCCGCCTGCCACGCTTCGACCTCAGCAACACGCCAGACCTTCAGCCGGTCGAACTTACCGGCCGGTTCCGGAGCCTGTCCACGAGTGGCGTAGGCCGACCAGGTCGACGCCGAGATGCCGAGAAAAGAAGCACACTGTGCCGTCGTCCAGTAGCGGCGCCCCTCACCATCCGTGAGCGTCAGCAGCTTGGTGATGTCGTCCACCGGTCAGGCCTCCCTGCGCTTGCGGTTCCGGCGGTTGAGTACGTCGGGCACGATGTTGAAGACGAGAACGGCGAGCATGAGGATGATGCCCCAGGCTGACGGGTGGAGGGTGATCAGGTAGACGAGCAGGGCGATCAGTGCGATGTATCGGATGGTGGTGCTCACGGGTGTGTCCTTTCGTGGTCTGTACAGTGGAGAGAGTTCCCCCGGGCCTGGCTAGTGCTAGTAGCCAGGGCCGGGGGTTTCCTAGTCGTCGTGGTCGCGGTACCAGTCGCGGATCGTGGTGATCCACTCCGGTCCGGAGACGATGACCGCCGCGATGATCGCGGCCCAGCCTTCTGCTGGCATAGGGTTCCTCCCTTCCACTGTGCGGTTGTCGGTCCGGAAGTCCGGGCCGGTGAGCGGAAGTCGTGCTCCCTGCCTCACAAGAACAACTATACATAGTTAGTTGTGTAATGTCTAGTCGGAACACGGAGAATCCCCAACTTTTTCCGCCCCCGCCGTCGCCTTTCGCCAGGTGACGACGGGGGCTTCGCCATGCTCACACCATGCCCCTCAATGACTACCAGGCCGTCGCCTTCATCCTCGGCCCCATCCTCCTGGCCCTCGCCGTCACGGCCGCCACCACAGCCGCCGCCGACCACTTCAGGAACCACCATGGCTGACCTCAACCCCGCCAACGACTACAAGGCACGGAAGCTCGAACGCTACTGGACCCGAGGCGCCGGCCTCGCCCGATGGTCCACCAGCCCACACCCCTGGACCACACTGGTGGCCCTGCTGTCGAAGCACATGACCCCCGGCCACGCGAAAGGCCTCGCCTCCAACTACTTCAAGAAGGTGTTCGGCATCTGGCCCGGGGAGCGCAAAGGCGCCAACCCAGTAGGCAGAGGCTGACCATGCCAGCACGCCAACGATCCAACGCCTGGCGACGACGCGTCACCCGCGAACGCCGACACCTGGAGCACAACCCCGAGCTCGCCGTCTGCTGGCTCTGCGGCGACCCCATCGACATGGAACTCCCCGCCGACCACGACCGCGCCTTCTCCCTCGACCACATCGTCCCGGTCGGCCGAGGAGGAGACGAAGCACGAGGTGAAGCACGACCAGCGCACAGGCAATGCAACAGCAGTCGAAGCGACGGAAGAACAGCAACGAAGAACGCAACAACGTTGCTTGATTGGTGAAGCAACAATGAAGCAAGCAACGATGAAGCACAGTCGAGAACGACACGAACGAAGAAAGTTCAAAAACGGAAACAATCACGAATGAAGCAACAATGAAGCACGAACGAACGTTCGACACCGTTCGACAGCACCACCGAAGCCCTGGGGGAGGCCTCCCCTCCCGACCCAAGCCCCCCACCTCCCGGTATTGGGTAATCTCCGCCCACGGTTCGAGCACTACGGGTTTTTACCTGGTGCCGCGATACGCCAATCGAACACTCGGCTAGAATCGAGCCGGAGGCTCGGCACGATTCGTGTCTGGACCTGCGCGTTTCCAGGGCTGTCTGAAACTGCTGGGGGTTTTTACTGGCACCGTAGGTTTACAGTCATGCCGACAGAGAAGACACCTGCAGTGGTCAGGAAGCAGTGTGGGACGGTCGCGGGGTACCGGCAGCACTCGAAGCGTGGGGAGGAGCAGTGCGACGAGTGCCGGGCGGCGAACCGGGAGTACCAGCGCCGGTATCGGGCTGGTGAGGTGGAGAAGCGGAAGCCCGGCCGGCAGAAGCGGATGCGGCAGGCGGAGGAGGCTGGTGGCGAGGTCGCCGCGGCTGTCCACGATGCGATCGACGGTGGGCGCCGGGTCGATGATCCGTATCCGGCGTTCCTGAAGGATCGGGGGCGGAAGCTGTGGGACGACGTGACCGGGGAGTTCGACCTGAATCCGGCGGCTCTGGCGGTCCTGGCTGAGGCGTGTCGCATGGCGGACCGTTTGGAGCGGTTCTCGGCGGCGCTCGCGTCGCACTCGGCACTGTGGTTCGAGCTGGCGGAGGCTGAGGTGAACGATTCGGGTGACCTGCAGGCTCAGGTCGTCGTCAACGGGATGGTGGGGGAGGCGCGGCAGATGCAGGCCGCGGTCGCCACGGCTCTGTCGAAGATCGGTGTGCTGCAGGCTGGGAAGAAGAAGGGCGGGGAGGGCGGCATGCTCGACCAGCTGGCGAAGAAGCGTCAGGAGCGGATGGATTCGGTGAGGGAGGCTCGGTGACGACGGCAGTGGATCGGCGGCTGGAGGTTCCTGAGACGACGTTCCCGCAGCGCTATGAGCCTGTCGGGGCGCAGGTGCCTCCGAACTTCCTCGCACCGTTGTGGCACACGTCAGCGGGCGACGATGCTATCGACCTGGCCGCCGCCTGCGGTCTCGAGTTGCTGCCGTGGCAGCAGCTTGTCCTGCGCAATTCCCTCGGGGAGAATCCGGCGAACGGCCGGTGGGAGGCGTTCGAGGTCGGGTTGATCGTCCCCCGGCAGAACGGCAAGAACGTGGTGGTCATGGCTCGGGAGCTGGCCGGCCTGTTCCTCTTCGGCGAGGAGCAGTTGATCCACACGGCGCACAAGTTCAAGACGACGAAGGGCGCGTTCCGGGACATCAAGAAGGTCATCGAGAAGCAGCCGGAGCTGATGGGAATGGTCCGGTCCATGCCGGACTCGTCGGACAACACCGCGGTCGTGCTGAACAACGGGAACCGACTCGACTTCATGGCCCGGGCGGCCGGCGGTGGCGGCCGTGGCTTCTCGGGGGATCTCGTGATCCTCGATGAGGCTTTCAAGATCGACGAGACGACGGTCTCTGACCTCCTGCCGACGTTGTCGGCCCGGCCGTCGCCGCAGCTCTGGTACACCTCGTCGACCGGGTTCGACTACTCGACTGTCCTGCGTGATGTTCGGACTCGGGCGGTCGAGAAGCCGGACGAGGAGAAGCACCTCGCGTTCTTCGAGTGGTCTGCCGACATCGACAGTGTCGCCTGGGACTCTGTGGAGGCTGTGCAGCAGTCGAATCCGTCTCTCGGCTATGTGCAGGACTGGGACTGGATCAAGGCGGTGGACCTCCGTGGCATGACGGAGGAGGGGTACAAGCGTGAGCGTCTGGGGATCTGGGCTGACGCGTCGACGGATGCGGCGATCGGTGTGGACTTGTGGGCCCGGTCGTTCGCCACTCCGGAGGTGTTGATCGGCACGAAGGTGAAGCGGCGGTCGCTGGCGCTCGAGGTGACCGCGGATCGTGACCTGTCTGTCCTCGCTGGCGCCGCGGAGCTCACTGATGGGCGGATCGTGGTGGACATCATCGCGGCGAAGCCGGGTGTCGCGTGGATTCAGGATGAGGTGGCTCGGGTGGTGAAGAAGCACAAGCCGTACGCGGGGGTGGTGATCGACTCCTTCTCGGGCACTGCGGCGCTTGCACCGCGCCTGTCGGAGGCCGGAGTGCCGGTGTCGCAGGCGTCGACCCGTGACATCACCTCCGGCACCGCGACCGTCTACGACGCTATCGTCCGGGAGGACGCGGACGGTGATCCTGCTCCTCGGATCCTTCACGGTGAGCATCCGCTGCTGGACGACGCCGCGCATACTGCTCGCCGGCGGCTGGTGGGTACGTCGAAGAGTGCGTGGACGTGGCAGCAGTTCGGGGAGGTGCGGGTGGAGCCGTTGCGGGCGGTGACGTTGGCTGTCCGGGGGTTGGAGATGGAGCCGGTGGTGAAGAAGAAGCGGGGGCGTGTCGCTTAGTGACCGTGTTTCTGCTGGTCGGGGCACGATACAGGGCATGACCCCTGAGCAGATCAAGAGCGTTTTCGACCGACTGCTGACGGTGCTCAGCACTCAGCAGCAGAAGTGCGCGAGTGTGGAGTCGTGGCTTCGTCCGGTCACTCGTGGCTTCGATCTGCCGCGGAAGGCGACGCAGGAGCACCGGGCACTGGCGGATCTGTCGCGGACGCCGTGGCTGCGGCTGGTCGTCGACAATGTCGTGCAGTGCATGTACGTCGACAACATCGTCGGCAGTGACGGGCCGTCAGACGACCTGTCGAGTCTCTGGTACGGCAATGGCCTGCAGTCCGGCCAGATCGCCAACCATCGGGCGATGGTCGCCTACGGGCACTCCTACGGTGTGGCGCAGACGTCGTTCGAGGAGCGTGCCCGTGTGCGGTTCGTGTCGCCGAATCGCATGGCTGTGGAGTATGACGCTCTCGGTGACCCGTACCCGTCTGCGGCGCTGGAGGTGCTCGACGCGGATGCTGGTTCCTACCGCCTGCACCTGCCGGGGGTGTCGGTCGACCTGTCGAAGGGGGAGCCGGTCCCAGAGTCGGAGATGGACGGTCTGGTAGTTGGCGAACCGCAGGACACTGGTATCGAGTTCGTGCCGGTCGTCCGCTTCGCCAACCAGGAGGACCTCGATGGCCGTGTCATTGGTGAGGTGGAGCCGTTCATTCCGGCGGCGTCCCGGATCAATAAGACGAGTTACGACCGTCTGCTCAGCCAGCATTTCAACAGCTGGAAGGTGAAGACGGCGACTGGTCTGGAGTTGCCTTCGCAGCTGGATGAGGACGGGGAGCCGCTCGATGCACTGGATGAGGAAGCCGCGGAGAAGCTGAAGGTGAAGTTGGCGCAGGACGACATTCTGGTGGCGGAGGACCCGGAGACGAAGTTCGGGACGCTGGACGCGACCGCCCTCGATCCGTTCGTGAACTCGTGGCGGGCTGACATCGAAGCCCTTGCTGCAGTCTCCCAGACCCCTGCGCACGCTCTGACTGGCATGATGGTCAATCTCAGTGCGGAGGCGCTGGCGGCGGCCCGGGCTCCCCTCACGCAGAAGGTGTACGAGCGGCAGCAGAATGCTTCCGCTGCCTACTCCCGCCTGCTGCGCGCTGCAGCGGCCCTTTCAGGCTGGGATGACATTGCTGATGATGATCTCGTCCGTGTGACGTGGCAGGACATGGAGATCCGGTCGATGGCGCAGGCGGTCGACGCGCTCGGGAAAGCGGCGCAGATGCTCGGTATCCCGGCGGAGGGTCTCTGGCACCAGATTCCCGGTGTTGAGGCGTCGGATGTGCAGGAGTGGCATCGTCTCAAGGATGAGGCGTATGACCGGGATCCGCTGCGGGCGTCTCTGACCCGGCAGGCGGAGAGCACTGTCTCTGACGTGTCGCTGGGGTCTGGGGTGGCGTGACGTGGCGTCCACGTATGCGGGCGACAAGCTGACGGAGGAGCATCGTCGTCAGCAGGTTCGGCTTGCTGCTGTCCTGGCGGAGGTCATCGGGAAGTTGTTCGATGCGATCTTCGATTGGCGGCGTATCGATGAGTCGTCGGAGGAGTTCGTCCGGCGGGCTGCTGTAGAGGTCGCCCGGTTCCGTGAGGCGAGTCGCATGCTGTCGGTGGACTACCTCCATGCGTTCCACGCGGTAGAGGCGCCGGACGCTGATCCGCCGATCGATGAGCCGTCGGAGATCGACGAGGTGGAGATCATGCGGGAACTGTTGGCGACGGCACGGGGCGTGTCGAAGACTCTGTCGCGCAAGGGGTACGACGAGGACGAAGCGGTCAATCGCACGCAACAGGCCGTCATTGGCAAGGCGACCAAACTAGCCGGCGACGGCGGCCGCCAGGTCATCGAAACGGAAGTCCGCCGGGGCAACGGACCGGTCGGATACGCCCGCGTCGTCGACGCCGACCCCTGCCCCTTCTGCGCCATGCTCGCTTCCCGCGGCCTCTACTTCATGGGAGCAGACGCTCCGGGCGTGGGGTTGTATCGGTCGGATGCTTTCGAGGGGTCGAACGCCCGGTTCGTCGGTGATGGCCGGTTCAAGGTGCATGATCACTGCTGCTGCACGATGGAGCCGGTGTACCGGGTGGACGGGAAGATCAACCTGCCGGGGAAGGGTAACGAGCTGGCGAAGGAGTGGGCGGAGGTCGCGTCCGGTCAGGATGATCCGTGGCTGGCGTGGCAGCGGTGGCGGGAGTCGGGGACGTTGCCGGAGAACTATGACGGGCCGCTGGATGGGAAGCGGCGTCCGGCGCCGGTGCACGGGCAGTCGACGGGGCGGAGGAAGCGGCCGAAGCCGGCGAAGGCGTCGGAGCGGAAGCAGAAGCCGAACGCGACCGTGGGTGACTGGGATGCTGCCCGGTACCTCGAGTACGCGGACGAGCTGGAGAAGCGGGCGAACGGTGTGGCGGAGGAGATCGCAACGCTGAAGCAGGCGGGCCAGTCGGATGACGACATTGCGGTGATGGCTCTGGCGCAGGAGCACCGGGCGTTGCTGTCGCGGATCGACCGGTACCGGAAGCGGGCTGCTGAACTGTGAGGCAGACGGGCCAGGTGCCCGTGAATCATCCCCACGACGCCACGGAGCGAAGAGGAAACATGCCTGAGAATCAGACTGACGAGACCACCGACGAGCAGGGCCAGGCCGAGGAGCCGACCCAGCCTGACGGTGCCGATGAGACCACCGAGTCCGACACGGCTGGTGAGCAGCCGACCCCTGATGAGGTCGACGCTGCTCTGAAGGCTGTGGAGGGCGACGGGGCAGAGGAGTCCGCCGACGATGAGGATGACGACGATGATGTTGTCGCCGAGTCTGAGGGGACGAAGGATCTGCTGAAGAAGCTCCGGAAGAAGAACCGGGAGTCGAAGGGTCTGCGTGAGCGGGCGACGACTGCTGAGCTGAAGCTTGCGAAGTATGACGTGGCTGCGCAGACCGGCCTGCCACTCGACCTCGCGATGCGTCTGCAGGGTTCGACTGCGGAGGAGCTGACGCGGGATGCGGAGACTCTGCTGGGTCTGGTCGGGAGGAAGGCTCGTATCCCCGGCGCACCGCCGGCTACGGGTGATCGTCAGGGAGGTTTCCGGGCAACCCCTGACAGTGAGACCGATCTGGGAAAGATCGGCGCCCGAATCTACGAAAGGTAGGGAGCTATGGCTGCACCGCAGCACCTCCTGTACACCCCCGAGCAGGTTGCCACGTCCACGCTGGCTGCCCTGAAGTACAAGTCCACCCTGGCCCGGATCGTGAACCAGGACTTCTCCAAGGAGTTCGTCGCCGGCCGTGGCGCGACTGTCACGGTGAAGCGTCCGATCCTGATCGAGAAGGCGCGGAAGTACACCGCCGCCGACCGCAAGAACGAGAACGCGATCAGCTACAGCAACCTGCTGGAGCCGTACACCCACGTCAACATCTCTGACCAGGTGTACAACGCGGTGAAGCTCCCGGATGATTTCCAGACCTTCACCCTGACCGACATCGAGCGGCAGGTCGTCGCCCCGATGGCGGAGTCCGTCGCCGAGGCGATCAACGGCATCGTCGCGGACGCGTTCGCCTCCGTCCCGGCCGGTCTCACCGCCGTGGACAAGGCCGCGAAGGGCGCTCTCATCGGCGTCGACGGGAAGACCTACACGGACATCAACGCTCTGCGTGAGGCGAAGGTCGAGTTCGCCGGCTACGGTGTGAAGGCCACCGTGAAGCCCGAGAACCTCACCGCTACCGACAACAGCACCGTGCTGCGCGCCATCCGCGCCGCGCACCAGCTGTTCGCCGAGCGTGGTGTCCCGATGGACGGCCGCACGCTCGTTGTCGGCTCCGGCTGGGAGGCGGCCCTGCTGTCGCAGGACCTCCTGAACAAGGTCAACGAGTCCGGCTCGGCTGACCAGCTGCGCCGTGCGACCCTCGGTAGCCTGTACGGCTTCAACATCGTGGCGGACTACACCATCGACCCGCTCGCGGCGTACGCGGTGCAGCGTGACGCGGTCACCCTCGTCACCCGTACGACCGCGACTCCGCGGGGTGCGTCGTTCTCCGGGACGGCGTCGTCTGACGGGTTCACCATGCGGTACCTGCAGGACTACGACCCGAACATTCTCACCGACCGGGCTGTGGTCGACACGTTCGCCGGTGCTCAGGTTCTCGATGCGCAGCGCATCGTGAAGCTGACCGGTACCGCTGGGTTTGAGGAGAAGGCCCCGGCCGCTGACGGTGGGGCCGAGGGAAACTGACGAACCCCGGTGATGGCGTTTTCCCTGGCGAGAACGTCTTCCCTGGGGAGTAGAGAGGAGTAGGGCATGGCGTACGAGAAGCAGACGTGGAAGAACGGTAAGGACGGTGGCACCCCGGTGTCCGCCGACCGCCTGAACCACATCGAGGAAGGTATCGCGGGCATCGAGCTGACGCCTGGTCCGCAGGGGCCGAAGGGCGAAAAGGGTGCCACCGGTGCTGCCGGAGCCAAGGGCGACAAGGGCGACAAGGGCGACACCGGTCCGGCCGGCCCCACCCAGTTCACCGAGGCTGAGGTGACGAAGCTCAAGGCGCTCGCCGCCGCCAGCTAGTGTCGCGGTTCAGTCACAGGAGATGGCCTGATGTCAGTATCAGTACTGATAGAAGGCCATTTTCCGTGTTCCCAGGAGGTCCCCGTGGCTGACCGTGTGAGGTTGATTGACCCGGTGGATCTTGAACGGTCCCTGTCCTCGGACGCCGGGCCGCTTGATGAGGGGCTCGCCACGTGGGTGATCGAGATGGTTTCGGCGGCGGCTCTGGATATCACGCGCCGACACTGGTCGGATCCGCTCGACGTGCCGCCGGGCGCCACCGCGGTGTTGGCCCTGGCCGCCCGGCGCCTGTACACCAACCCCGACCGGTTCACTCGAGAGTCTTCCGGAGACTACAGCTATGGTCTCGACGCGACGGTGACGAAGGCGGACATCTTCACCCCGAACGAGATCCGCACGCTGCAGGAGTGGCGCGTGTCGCAGCGGCCGAAGGGCATCGGCACGATCGGGACTCGCCGGTCTGATGTGAAGCCGATTGGCACCCGGTACGTGCCGGACGGGTCGGAGTTCGGGTTCCCCTGGTGGGGGGATGATGTCCTGTGAGCCTGATCAACCGGACCGGGTCCACCCACCAGCTCGTGGTGATCCTTCGGGAGAACCGACCCGGTGAGCGTGGTCGCCTGGTGCCCACCGAGATCGGCCGGGTGCGGTGTGACGGTCGACTGCAGGAGTCCAGCACTGATGACATCACCACGGCCGCCGCTGCCGGCGAGACGGGTGTGCTGTCATTGAGGACACTGATCTGCCGCCGCTTCCCCGGAGACGACCTCTCGCAGGTGATCGACGGCGACGGTGTCCTCTACAACGTGGTGGGCGAGCCGAAGCGGCATCGCGGTTCTCGTGCGACTGCTCGAGATGTGGTGCGTCTCCGGCAGGCCGGTGTGAAGAGGGGAGTGAGGGACTGATGGCAACGGTGAAGGCGAACCTGAACAAGATGGTCGCCGGACTGCCGCAGGTGCAGGCGAAGGTGGCCGAGGGCGCTGCCGCGGTCCTCGCGGCCGCGTCGGCGTCCGCATCGACCAGACACCGCACCGGTGAGTTCTCCAGCAGTTTCCGGTCGGGGAAAGTGGGCCGGTTCGACCGTGAGGTGTACACCGAGCACCCTGCTGCGGTGGCCCTGGAGTTCGGGCACTTCGCCGAGAAGCGTGACGGAACCCTCGGGAAGTGGGTTCCCGGGCAGTTCAACCTCGTCGGTGCGGCGAAGGGAGTGCACCTGTGACTATCCAGCCGAGGCACCGCAGGATCGACCCTGCGCTGGTGGTGCGTGACGCTGTCGCCGCGGCACTGCCGGGCTCGCAGATCCTTCTCGACCGGGATGCCGAGTACACGCCGGACCAGACGGTCACCGTCGTGTCGGTGCCGACGGTCCGGGCTGCCGGGACACTGCCGGGGGCACGGTGGGCGTTCGATGTGACGGTGTCTCTAACCACCACCGGCCCGGACTTCGATGCGGCTGCCGATGAGGCGGATCTGGTTGGGGATGCTGTCCTGTCGCTCACCGGGTTCGATGACGTGCGGTTCTCTAGCGTCAGGTGTGACAGCGAGCCGGTCCGCCTGTCGCCGCACAATCCGACCGGGGCGGAGACCCTGGCACAGACATTCTCACTGATCGTGAGGAGAGGAGCCTGACATGGCTGACGAAATCTACCGCGATGATGCGGTGTTCATTCCCGGCCGGGGTGGTGTCCTGATCGCCCCGGTCGGCACCCTCCCGCCGACCGCGGACGAACTGAAGGCCTGGGTCACCGCTGGCGCTACCGGCCCGCTCGGGGCATTCGTGCCGCTGGGTTACACGTCCACCGAGGACCTGCCGACGATCGACGCTGATACTGACGGTGGCGAGGTGAAGGGCGCGTGGGAGAACCCGTCTCTGCGCACCACGAAGACCACCATCACGGAGACGATCACGGTCACCCCGATCCAGTGGTCGGAGAAGCCGCTGACGCATCGGTTCGGGCCCGGCGTCCTCGACGCCGGCAAGGGCCAGTGGCACGCCCCGGCGGTGTACTCGTCCACCGAGGTGGCAATGCTCGTCGTCATCATCGACGGAAACGAGCCGCTCGGCATCTCCTACTACAAGGTGTCCTCGTCTCCGGAGGGTGGCATCGAGCCGGACATGGAGGAGTTCCTCGGCCTGCCGGTGAAGTGGACGGTCCTGTCGACTCTCGTGGAGGACGGTGGGAAGTCCAGCATGCGGAAGATGTCGGTCACCACTGCTTCCCTGGCTGCTGCCGGTGGGTCGGACGCCGAGGGGGAATGACGTTCCCCGGGGTGCAGCAGTATCCCGGGGATGACCGTTTCCCGACTGCCTGACTGTCGCGGACCACTCGATGGTGGGTGTGGCTGGTGCATAGTGCACTGGTCACACCCACTTTTGATTGGAGCATCATGACTGCACCTGAACCCGGACCTGTCCCTGACGATGTCACTGCCGCGGCTGGACAGCATGCGGCGTCCGTCGTTGCCACTGCCGAACCGTACGAGCCGCCGACGGCTCCCGACGGCGCTGTCGTCGACGATGCCCCGGCGCTCGACGGTGTCCTGCCTGAGCAGACTGTCACGGATGAGGCTGACGGGGTGGACCTGACCACGATGCCGGGGTTCCGGTCCCTGAAGGGTCAGCTTCCGGCCGCCCGGTTCCACGTCAAGCGTCAGCTCGCGGAGCTGGAGAAGATCCTCCCGGAAGCCATCAAGAACGCTGATGGTGAGGTGCCGGAGGAGCAGGTCGTTGACTCCATTGGGGAGATCGACGACATGTTCCAGAAGATCCAGGATCTCGTCCTCGACCGTGCTGCTGACCGTGAGGCCATGACTGCATGGCTCATCGCCCAGGAGTCCGGCGAGAACGCGCTCATGGCCGCCTTCAGCAAGCTGTCGGACGACCTGGGAAACTGACGCACCTCCACGACCTGCTCGAACTGTTCGGGACGGCGCTCGTCCCGGACTTCGCCGAGCACTACCACCTACGCCTGGTGCAGGTCGTGGAGGAGTACCACCCGAAGGAAGCTCTGCTGCTGATCTACGGGCTGCCGACCTCGTCCCGCTTTCACGGGCGGCTGATGGGTGAGAAGCGTCCCGCCTGGTCCGATCTGATGTGGCTGCTGCTGGACACCCGGAACGAGCTCGAGGCGATCCGGGTGAACTACATCAACGCGAAGCGGAAGAAGGGCGGGAAGAAAGCCGAGTTCCGGGAGTGGGAGCAGACCCCGGGGCAGGTTGTCCGGAAGCGTCGCAAAGCGGACCAGAATCTTGACCGCCTGCGACGATCAGCACAGAAAGCGGGCGGCCGGGTCGATGTCGCCCCGTAGTGGCAGGAGGAGCGCGTGGAGGCTGGCAAGGTCAGTATCCGGGTCTGGCCGGACACTCGCCGGTTCCGGGAGGATCTGAAGAAGGCGCTCGACCGGGTTGAGCGCTCGTTCAAGCTGAAGATCCCCGTCGTCGCCGACTCCCGTGGTCTTGCTTCATCGGTGTCGAAGGCTGTCCGTGAGGCGGAGTCAGCGGCAAAGTCACTGCAGGTCAAAACAGATGTTGATGCGTCTACGCTGACGGCGGCGACGCGGCGTGCGGTGGAGTCAGCTCAGGCTGCTGCTGGCGAGGTCGGCGTCGACTTCAATGTGCGCACGTCGAAGCTCGGGGCGGAGCTCAAGGCGGCGATGGCGTCTGCCGAGGCGTCCCTCGGGGAACTCGATGTCGCGCTGGACGTTGACGCCTCCTATCTAACTGCCGCGACTCGACGGGCGGTCGCAGCTGCTCAGCGTCTGGCCGGGAAGATTGATGTGGAGGCCGGTGTTGACGGGTCGAAGCTGATCGGCGCAGCCCGTGTCGCGGTCGCCGCAGCGCAGAAGGCCGCCGGAGACATTGACGTGCGGATGAACATCCACGCCGCCGGAGTCGCAGCCGCGACCGCAGCGGTGACCGGTCTCGGCATTGCCACGAGGATCGCCAACGGCGGCATTGTGTCCTTTGGGTTCAGCATCGCCAAGCTCCTCGCGGTCGCCGGCACCGCCACTGTCGCGGTCGCTGGTCTGGCAGCCCCCATTGCTGCTGTCGGGTCCGCCGCCTACGCCGCTCTGGCGCCTTTGGTCGGTCTCACCGCAGCTATGGCGGTGCCGGCCATCGCCGGCGCCGGGGTCGCGTTCGCCGCCCTGAAAATGAGCCTGTCCGGGATGGGCGACGCCATCAACGCCGCCGACCCCGAAGCCCTCTCCGAAGCACTCGCCGAACTGCCCCCGGCGGCGCAGGACGGGGCGATGGCCATCCGTGGCCTGAAGGATCAGTTCTCCGACCTCTCCGATGAGGTGCAGCAGGGCTTCTGGGAGAACTTCTCGAACATCGGCAGCCTGTCCGCCACCGTCGAGCCGCTCCGGGCAGCGATCTCCGGCCTCGCAGCGGACATGGGCAAGGCCGCCGCCGGCGTCGTCACCTTCGTATCCTCCGGCACCGGACTGACCGCATTTTCCGCGCTGGTGCAGTCCGGGTCGACTGCGATGAGCAACCTCGTCGCCGGCGTCGCTGCTCTCGTCCCCGGCATCATCTCCGTCGGCGCGGCAGCTGGCCCCGTGCTGGAGCAGATGACCGCCAGCATCAATGCTGCAGCCACCGCCTGGTCGGAGAAGATGGTGGCTGGTTTCGCCTCCGGTGACCTCACCGCGAAGTTCCAGGGCATCGCCGACAGTGCACGGAACATCTGGGCGGTGTTCCAGGACCTCGGTGGGATCGTCTCCGGCGTCTGGTCCGCCATGGCCGCCGGGGCCGGTGGCGTCGCCGGCGCACTCGCTGGTGGCCTGTCGTCGCTCAATGCGTGGGTGAACAGTGGACCTGGCATGTCCATGCTCACGGGTTTCTTCACACAGATGTACGGGGCGGTGCAGGCGATCCTCCCGGTCCTCGGCCAGGTCGGGCAGATCATCCTCGGGACGGTGGCCCCGGCCATCGCCCAGTTCATCCAGGCCATTGGTCCCGGCCTGTCCGCCGTCGTCGGATCCCTCGGCAGCGCCCTCGCGTCCATCGCACCTGCCATAGGCCCCCTCGGTGCTGTCCTCGGTCAGATCCTCACTGCCATCGCCCCAATGGCCCCGGCGATCGCCGCTGTCGTCGCCGGATTCATGGGCTTCTCGAAGTTCATGCCGATCATCTCCATGCTCGGCGGCCTGCTCAGTGGCCTGACATGGCCCATCACAGCCATCGTCGCCGGCGTCGGCCTCCTCATCGCAGCATTCACCCAGGTGCCCGGTGCCATGGGCCAACTGCAGGCAGCTTTCGGGCAGGTCATGGCCGCCATCCAGCCCCTGTTCGGTGTCCTGATGCAGGTCGGGCAGACGATCATGGCGGCGCTTATGCCAGCCTTCCAGGCGCTCGTTCCAGTCGTCATCCAGATCGTGCAGCTGGCGGCGCAGATCATCGCCGCCCTGATGCCGATCGTGACGACGATCCTGCAGCTGGCGGCATCGATCATCTCAGCACTGATGCCGGTTATCACAGCGCTGATGCCCGTCATCTCCGCACTCGTGGCTGTCCTGTCGGGGATTGTCTCTGCCCTCGCCCCGATCCTGCAGATCATCGCCCAGGTAATCGCCTTCTTTGCTCAGCTCCTCGCGACCATCGTCGGATTCGTCGCGACGGCGCTCGGCATGATCATCAGTTTCGTCGCTGGGGTCATCGGCGGGTTCGTCAACATGGTCGGCACCGTCATCGGCACCGTCGCCGGGTGGGTGTCCTCCGTCATCGGGTTCTTCGTGAACCTCGCGTCGCAGGCGATCAGCAAGGCGCAGGAACTGTGGGGTCGGGTCACCGGAGCGTTCAGTGAGGGCGTGTCCAAGGCCATCAGCTTCGTCAGCGAGTTGCCGGGGAAGGCAGTGTCCGCGCTCGGCAACGTGGGCTCGCTGCTGGTGGATTCGGGGCGTGCGCTGATTCAGGGCTTCATCAACGGCATCAAGGGCATGTTCAGTGCTGTGACTGACACAGTGTCTGGCCTGGTCAGCAAGGTGCGTGGGTTCTTCCCGTTCTCCCCGGCGAAGTATGGTGCGTTCTCCGGCCACGGGTGGGTGCTTTACTCCGGCCGGTCGATCGGTGAGGCGTTCGCTCAGGGTATTCAGGACCGGGCTGGTCTCGCCGCGGATGCGACGAAGGGCATGATGTCCGCGGCGTCCCGGAACCTGAACGGCTACCGGGCAGACCTCGGCATCGGCGCCGCCGGAGGTGTCGGTGCCGGCCCGCGAGCGGACTACTCCGTGCACATCGGCACCATCGTCGCCGCTGATGAGCGGAAGCCGATCCGGGATGCCGAGCAGCTGCAGCTGAAGGCGAAGATCAAGGGAGGCATGGCCTGATGGACGAGCGCCTGACTATCGAGTGGATCGACCCGCGGGGGAAGGTGTGGAACCTGACCGACGGCACCGAGGGCGTGCTCCTGGACGTGGGCCAGTCCGATTTCCACCTGTCCACGATTGAGCACCAGTGGGTGCGTGGTGGGATGCAGTGGGCGGGCTCGCAGATTCAGCGGGCGGAACCGTCGCTGAAGGTCCTGGTCGGTGACACGTTGTCGGGGTCGCGGTATTACCGGCTTGCCGATGAGTGGTGGTCGTTGGCGAACTCGGCGACCACGGAGGGTGTCCTGCGGGTCACCCGTCCGGATGGTGAGGTGCGTGAGCTGCGGTCCCGTCTGCGGGATACTCCTGCCACCGAGTGGGACTATGACCCGGGTGCGGGTATTGCTGATGTGCCGGGTGAGCCGTGGCTGTTGTCTGGGGCGACATCGTTCTGGGAGGGGCCGGAGCAGTCGGTGTCGTTCTCGGCGGACGTGGTGGCCGGCGGTGGTGGCGTCCCGTTCTACGGTGCGGATGGTCACGGGTGGCCGCTGTACATCGCGCCTCTGTCGTCCGCGTCTGACCTGTTCCTGTCGAACCTGGGGCAGGGGCCGCAGTGGTTGACGTGGACCCTGATCGGCCCGATCACCAGCATCACGTTCGGTGTGGAGGGCGGCTGGCTGTCCTATGAGGGTGGCATTGCGGCCGGGGAGCAGGTCGTCGTCACGACCGAGCCGGGCTACCGGTATGCGGTTGAGGCGGTGTCCGGGGACAACCGGTACACGCACATTTCCGGCTCGTATGCGCCGGTGCCGGTCGGTGACCGGATCCCGTTGCACATCGTCGCTGAGGGCATGACCGCGGAGTCCAGCGTGATTGTCACGGCCCGTGAGCAGTTCGTGAAGCCGTTCTGAGGAGGATCTGGTGAGCACCATCTACAACACCCCGCGGGGGACGACCTACGATCCGCTTCCAGTCGAACTGTGGAAGTGGGACGGGACCGGCCCGGAGGGACGTTTGGAGACCTCGGAGAAGATCGAGGTGACGTGGGGCGACCGCGGTGCGGCCACGGCGGTGATCGACACGCCGCTGACTGCTCTGTCGTCCCTGCTGGTCGACACGACCGCCGAGGTGCTGGTAGTCGCCACGTTCAACGGGAAGCGGCACGTGTCCACGGTGGTGGAGTCGAAGATCTTCGCCGACGAGGATGCGCCGGATGATGTGCGGGTGCAGGCGACGACGGCGTCCGCCTGGTCGATGCTTGACGGTGAACTGCTGCCGCCGGTGCCGGAGATGCCGCTGTCGCAGCAGCAGTCGGCGGAGGAGTACGTGCTGTCCGGTCCGGTGGAGACCGTGGTGAAGGCGCTGATCCGGTTCGGTGCGGAGCGTGTCGGGCATCCGATCGTGGTGATGCCGGACCGGGATGAGGGGCCAACAGTTGAGGTCCGCGGCCGGTTCGACACGGTCGCGGAGCTGATCGAGGACCTGCTGCCGACGTTGGGCTACCGGGTGTCGCTGGAGGCATGGCTGCCCGGCGATGAGACGGTGGAGGACTTCTCCCTGACGCGTCCGACGATCATCGCGGACGTGGTGCCGTACCGGGACAATCCCGGGCTAGTGTGGACGCACGCGGCGCACGACATTGAGTCGTGGGAGCTTGTCCACAAGCGGGCGTCGAAGACCCGCGTGATCGTCGGCGACAAGGGGGAGGGCACTGCGCAGAAGTTCGTGCTGGTGACGAGTGATTCGGCGGAGCTGACGCCGTGGGGAAGGCGTGAGGGGTTCACCACGGTCTCGTCGGAGGACGAGGACGCGACCGCGCAAGGTCGACTGGAGCTGCAGAAGCAGGCGGAGTCCGTGACCCTGGATGCCACGGTGGCCCCGTCACTGTCGTGGGAGTTCGGCACGGATGGTGAGTGGGACAAGCAGTTCGATGTGGGGGACTGGTGCACCGTCCAGCTGCCGCAGATCGGTGATGTGCGGGACGTGGTGACCGAGGTGACGGTGGAGCTTACGCCGGTGTCGCTGACCGTCACTCCGAAGGTCGGGTCGCCGGATACTAGCGACCGTGACTTGTATGCCCTGGTCACGGACATTGACAAGCGAGTGAACCGGCAGATGAGAGGACGCTAACCGTATGGCGATCACAGCCCTGGCGACGCAGAACACGCAGGTCGGCCCCGCGCAGTTCGCGGACATGACGGAGGTGCTGACCGCCCCTGCGAAGGTGGACTCTCCGACGGATCTGACTCCGTCCCGTGCGTCGACGAGGTCCGTGCGGATCGCTGCCGGGGCGGGGACCGCTGGCGGGTCGCGGATCCGGTCGACGGCGACGGAGACGCTGAACCTTGACGCGCAGACGGCCGGCACCCGTTGGGACGCCATCGTCCTGCGTGTCGACTGGTCCACCTCCGAGGTCCGGCCGGTGGCGGTGAAGGGAAACTCCTCGAGCGTGCCGATCAACACGTCGTCAGCGGCGGACGCATCCCGGGTGAACCGGATTCCCGGGGTGATGTATGACTTCCTGATCGCGACAGTGCAGGTCGGACTTGCTGGCATCTCCACGCTCATCGACTACCGCATGTGGGGCGGTGACGGTGGACCCTACCGGGTGACGACTGACGCGCTCGGCTCCCCGTCACTGCTGGATGCCCGAGCGGGTACGTGGATCTCAACGGACAAGGGCTTGCTGACGAAGCGGCTCGACGACGACGGGGTATGGCGTGCGGTCGGTACGGAGTCGAACCCGTGGAAGACGTGGACGCCGACCTTGCGCTACTACGGCAACGACATTGTCACCGGCACCAGTGGCGGTACGGTCGCCGGGATGGGTAACGGGCCGATCGTCAACACCAGGTACCGGATCACCGATGGCATCGTCGACGCGTACGTTTACGCGAAGGCCGGGTCAACCGGGGCTACATGGGGCGATGGTTTCATGACCATGGACCTGCCCGTCCCGGCTGCATCGCAGACGAACCAGGACATCTGGTGCATCGGCCACTTGTTCACCAGTGGTTACGGCGGTGACGGTGATTTCGACTGGCAGGCACAGGCCCTGATCAAGGGCGGCTGGACCCGTGCCATGCTGTGGACAAACGGCAGGATCGATGATTGCCGCTTGACGCCGTACGTCTGCCAGCAGGTCAACGGTGGCCCCGGCTCCGGCTCCCCGTTCATCAACGGGGGCTTCCCGGTCGGTTCGTGGACGTTCAACCTGAAGTACCCGACGGACGCATAGACCATGGCAGCGCAGTGGACACCGTACCGGCTGAACCTCGTCGCCCGTGAGGGTGAGGACCTGCGCCTGACGTTCCGCCTCACCAGACCGCTAGACGGCATGGAAGTTCTGATCGGGGGAGCGGTCTACCCGGTGGACCTGTCGGAAGATGGGGCGCAACTCCTCGTCGCGGCAGACGAGGCGCAGACGATCCCCGACCGGGCGCCGGTCACCGTGCGGGTGCAGTCCGGCGGGGCGTGGACGGTCCTGGCAGAGGGCAGTGTCGTGAGGAGGACAAGATGAGCACCAGGGAATCGATGGACGCGCCGATGGTTTACGACGACATCATGCTCGTCCCGACCGCCGGGCCGATGGGGCCACCCGGGCCGCAGGGCGAAGCAGGGGAGCCGGGACCGGCGTCGTCGGGGCCGGTGATGTGGACAGGTCAGGGCGAACCGCCTGACCACATTCCCGGGGCGAAGGCCGGGGACACCTGGCTCGACACGACGACCGGAAATCTCTACACGCTCACCGCGGACGCGGTTCGGGCGCAGATCCTCTAGGAGAAAATCATGGCATGGCAGCAGAGTGGAAGCATCCGCGGACCGCAGGGCGAGCGCGGGCCCGAAGGCCCCGAGGGCAAGGAAGGCCCGCGGGGAGAGCAGGGAATCCAGGGCGAGCGTGGTCCCGAGGGTAAGGAGGGGCCGCAGGGGAAGCAGGGCGCGCCGGGCGCCGACGGTGCGGACGGCCGCGGCATCACGATCTCCGGCAGTGTGGCGAACGAAGCCGCCCTTCCGACCGATCTCGGACCCGACGACGCCGGCAGTGCGTACCTCACGCAGGACAATGGCAAGTTGAACGTGTGGACCGGCACCTCGTGGGCGCCGCCGGTGGCGTTCCGTGGCCCGGCCGGCCCTGACGGGGCGCAGGGCGTGCAAGGCGACCGCGGTCCGGAAGGGCCGAGGGGTCCGGCCGGTGCGGACGGGGCGCAGGGCGAGCGTGGTCCCGAGGGGCCCGCCGGCGCCCGCGGCAGCGTGTGGTTCACCGGCGCCGGCACCCCGGGGACCGTCAGCGGCGCCGTCGCCGGTGACATGTACCTCGACACGTCCTCCGGCGTCGTCTACAAGCTGGCGTAGATCATGGCGTGGACAAATGTGGGTTCCATTCGGGGACCACAGGGCCCGGCGGGGGACGCCGCGGCCAGTCTGTTCGGCTCCCTGGTGTGGTCCGGCGGCTGGTACAACCCCCCGACCGGCCAGTTCCACCGCCTGGTGTACTACTCCGGCGCGAAGATGCGCGTCGACCGCAACATCGGCGGCACCGGCGCGGTCGCGACGAGCGACGCGAACACTTACCTCCTCGCCCCGATCTCCGGGGTCTACAACGTCACCATGACGCAAGCGTGGGGTGTCGACAATGGCGCCCGTGGCTGCGGCCTCGGCTCCTCTTCGGTCTACGGTGACCAGCAGATGGTGTGCTGGGCGGACATTGGCCTCGGCCGCTTCTGCACCGCGACCGCGACCGTGTACCTGCCGGCGAACACCCGCCTGTACCCGTGGACGTGGACTGACCCGGGGATCGGCGGGATGTCCCCGAACGACCGCGGTATCACATCGAAGGCGACGATCGCGCTGCTGAGCGCGGTGTAGTACGTCTAGCGTCGTGGACCGGGTCTAGCGCTGGCAGAGGGGTAACCATGGGGGTATGGGAAGACAGTGGCCGCTGCCGCAGGGCAGCTTCTCGATCAGCAGCAGGTTCGAGGGGCGGGTGAACCCGGTCACCGGCGCTGTGGAGCATCACTCCGGCACCGACTTCGCCGCCGACGACGGCACCCCGTTTTTCGCCTGTGCCGGCGGCACCATCAAGTACCTCGGACCCGCCAGCGGATACGGGCGCTGGGTGGTCATCGATCACCCGGACAGTGAGGGTGGTGGGTGCAGCGAGTACGGCCACATGTGGTCTGATCTGCCCGGCCTGAGCGTGGGCGACTGGGTGGACGCCGGCCAGCTCATCGGCCACGTCGGCGCGAACGGTCAGGCGACGGGTCCGCACCTTCACCTCACAGTGTGGGAGCGAGCCTACGGCGGCCAGCGCATCGACCCGGAGACGTGGCTGTCGGGCGCGCCGTACCCGCCCTCTGGCGGCGGACAAGCGCCGGCCAGCACCCCGACCACAGGAGGCAGCATGACGATCTTCGGGATCGATGTCAGCGAGCACCAGGACGGGATGTCACTGGTGCAGGCGAAAAGGGAGGGCATGTCGTTCGCCTTCATCAGGACGACCGACGGAACCTACCTGGACCGCTGCTACCGCAGCCACCTCGATGATGCCGAGGGTGCCGGAATGGTGACCGCCGCCTATCACTTCTGCCGGCGCCCGGACGAGGGCACCAGCGTCGCCCAGCAGGTGGAAGCGTCCCTCGCCGTCATGGGCGACGCCCGACGGCCTGTCTGGCTCGACGTTGAGACGCCCGGCGGATTCAGTGGTGACCTCGTCGCCCAGTTCAAGGCGGAGTTCGAGCGCCGTGGAGTCCACGTCGCCGGCGTCTACAGCTACGTCCCGTACTGGGAGGGACAGATGGGATTGGAGCCGGACAGTCACCCGTTCGGGCCGTTCTGGGTTGCCGGATACCCCACCACCCAGGGCGGCGCCCCGGCGTCGATTTACACCGCTGTCGGCGGCGACGGGGCGGGCCAGTGGGCCCACCCGCTGGGTAACCAGGCGCCGTCGATCTGGCAGTTCACCGACCGGGCGACCGTCGCCAGCCACCAGGTCGACGCCAACGCATTCCGCGGGTCCGAAGACGCACTGCGGACCCTAATCAACGGCGGCGAGGCCGCCAACAGCGAGGAGGAGATCACGGTGGCTGAGGCTGACCGAATCATCAAGCACATCGAGGACTTCATCACCGGGTTCGTCGGGCCGATCGGATCCGACACCAAGGACATCCGTGAGCAGCTCACCGGCGGCCGGGATGCCGGCCAGTACCCCGGATGGACCGTCGGCAGCATCCTGAACGCGGCCCGCCGCAAGAACTTCCGGGCGCTCACCAGCATGGAGATTCAGGCCGTGCTGCTCGCCGGCACGAAGGACGACATCAAGGCTGCCCGTGCGGCGGCGCAGGAGCAGTGACCATGAAGAAACTGAAGAAGGCACCGTCGTGGGCTGTGCGGAAGGTCGCGTACGCCGTCGTCGCCCTGGTCGTCGGCATCCTCGGTGCTTTCGGCATCGCCAGTGAGGTGCAGGTAGACCAGTGGACCCAGAATCTTGATGCCCTGATCCCGTGGATCCTCGGCATGATCGCCCCGGCGGTCGCCGCGTCTAAGACTGGCCCGGGGTCGGATTCCTCGGTGACGGCCGCTGATCTACCCAGCGTTCCGGACATCGCCGCCGCGGTGGCTGAGCACCTGCAGGGCGAGCCGGGACGGCACGCTGCCCCGGAGGTCCCGGCGGCACCCGCTGGCGGGTCCGTGTACCCGGGCGGTGAGTGATGCCGATTGATCATCTTCCCCCGCGCATCCGCCACCCGGCCGAGCAGGCCCGGGATTTCCTCCTGACCGACGGTGCGGTCCTGCTGCTCGTCGGCACGTGCCTCCTGATCCGCGGCGCCGCGTACCTCCTCGACCAACCCCCGGCGCACCCTGCCGAACGCTTCCTCCCGATGCCTGCATGGGCCGCGGTGTGGATGGTCGTCGGGGTGGCGAACCTCGCCTGCGCCAGGTGGCACGAGTCGGTCACCGCCGCTGGCGCCATCGCTGTGGCCGTCGGCCTGATGGTCCTGTGGGCGGCATCCATGGCCGTCGCCGGGGCACCCGGGTCGGCCGCGATCTACAGCGCCCTCGCACTCGGCACCGTGTGGTCCATCTGGCGCGGCAGCCGAACCACCATCCGGGTCGAGGAGGGCAGTCGATGATCGAGGTTCTCTCCGGTGGCGTGGTCGCTCTCCTCACTCTCTCCGGAACGTGGCTCACTGCCCGGGCGAAGCGGAAGAGCGACCGGGACACAACCAGTCTCGGATGGGTGGACCGGATGAACTCGAGGCTCGCCGCCCAGGACGAGAAGATCGCGAAGCAGGACGAGAAGCTGTCGGCGATGGCACGCGAGATGGAGGATCTCCGACTGTCAAACTTCGATCTGCGCGCCCTCGTCCAGGAGTTCGTGCATCACGTGCGCCAGTGGCGGCACCGGACGCCGCCGTCGGAGTGGCCGGAGCCGTCCCGGGAAGTCGCCGAGCGCATGGGCGACGAGGACTGAAGCGGCGCCGCTGGGGTGTCACCGAGCGCTGCCGATCCCTTGAAAATCCCTTACGGGACTGTCCACACCGTGAAATACGTGCACTGCGTGAACCACGTGATATGCCGTGACCTGCGGCAACAGGTCACCGCCACCATGCGCCAAGATCACCCAGATCTACGAGGGCACCAACCAGATCTGCCGCATGGTGATGGGCCGCCAGATCCTGAAGTAGCAGTTCAAGC